CATTCTGTCAGCATTGGCTGGTAACGGTAAACCGTAGCAAGCCCCGACAAGCCCCGTCCGTTGCAAGCCCCTAGGAAGCCCCTAGGGGCCTTTTGTTTGCCCCGTCTGCTGTCCTTACCCTCCCGTCAATTAAAAGCCCCGCCTTGCCCCATTTCCGGTTGACTACGGGGCCTTCCATTCCTGCCCCCATTCCCAGAGTCCCAGAGTCCCAGAGTGTACTGCCCCTGTTCTGCCATTAGTAGGCCAGTTATTCTGCCGCTTGTGCCCCCTGCCGATTTATCACAAGGCCCCCAGGTACCAATAGGACACGCAATGTCCCACCCCCCTCTGTTTACATAGCACTCCAGGGTAAGACATCCCATGTCCCACCCCGTTACATCCCCTGCGACCTTGCCGGTATCATCCCGAAATCTGTTTCGGGATCATGCGATCTCATGGTGCGGTATTCCAGATCTTGCATATGCCATACGGAATTCGGAATTCGGGAATCGGAATTCGGGAATCCCCCTGTGTTCATTGATCCGAATCAGGTTCACGGAAATCTTCATTTCCCTACATTTTCCCCCTTGACGAGATGGATGATGGTGCGGTAGGTTGGTCCCATCGCCGCATGGAGCGGTGGTAAATCAACGAACGATATGAATTCATTCCCAATTATCTCCGGTAAGAAGCGGTTCGGCCATGATGAGTTGGCCAATCTTGATGTGTCGAAGCTGGTGATCCTGACATGGCGTGGCGGTGAGGAGCCGATCACGGATGCTCAGTGGAATCAGGTGCGTTCATTACTGTGCGCTGCTCCGTCCTTGCTGACCGCGCTTGAGCGTCTGGCGCATCCAATGGCTGACGAGGATGATCTGGCCTATGCGAAGGAAGTGATCGCCAGCGCGAAGGGAGGTGCGAAGTGAACCTTGCCGAGATCAAAGAGGCTGTTCTGTCCGGCAAGACGGTGCATTGGAAGAATGGTGCGTATCGGGTGACCCATTCCCCGCGCACCAATTCCTTCCTGATCGAGTGCATCCTGAACGGCGACTGCATCGGACTGACATGGACTAATGGCGTGACCATGAACGGGGAGGAGAAGGACTTCTTCATCGCAACCAACAACATTTAACACTATGGGATCATGGATAATACCAAAACAATTACGCACATCAGTCTATGCACCGGTTACGGAGGTATGGACATTGGGCTTTGTAGAGTTATCCGAGGTATGCGGACAGTTGCTTATGCGGAGATCGACTCATTCGCAATCGAAGTATTACTTACGCGAATGGAAGCGGGGCAACTTGATTCGGCTCCGATCTGGACTGATATACGGGATTTCCCGTGGGAATCGTTTCACGGATGCGTGGACATCTTTAGTGCGGGCTATCCATGCCAGCCATTCAGCCATGCCGGACTCCGCAAAGGAGAGGACGATGAGCGGCATCTCTGGCCCCACATCAAGCGAGGGATCGAGGCAGTTAAGCCTGCGGTTGTCTTCCTCGAAAACGTCGAGGGCCACATCTCGATGGGACTCTCCACAGTCATCAGCGACTTGGAAGAGTTGGGTTACCGGTGTTCGTGGGGAATCTTTAGCGCGGAGGAATGCGGTGCGCCGCATCGCAGGAACCGAGTCTTCATCGTTGCTACCGACACCGTGCGCGAACGAGGACAGCTTTCGGTTGAACGGATCAAGTCAGCAATCCAAGACATTGGAAGCGATGGCGCGGCGGGGGGAATTGAGTGGGCCAACTTTCGTGGCTGGTCCATTGAACCCGTCGTTCGTCGAAATGATGATGGGCATTCCAATCGGGTGGACCGCTTGCGACTCCTCGGAAACGGCGTCGTCCCAGCAACCGCCTCTCTAGCCTTCAAAACCCTGCTCTCCGCCATCCACACACCATCCAGCAATCAAACGCGATCCTAGAGCCATTTCCGCTCCAGCAATCCACATCCTCCATCCTCCATCCAACCCGATACTTCGCAATCAGTGGGGGTCCTGAAAAACCGCAGCCGCAGCGTGGGGGCCGTCAGAGCCCCCGAAAAGCGTTGCGGCGTAAGCGGTTTTTAACTCCCTAGAAGAGGGAGTGACAAGACTCCCTCTAGGGAGGTAGTAGTGGCCATGGGAACTTCTGGGGATGCTTGGGTTAATTTATTGCGAGTTATCTTGACATGATTCCGAGTGGAATCTACCGTGTTTCCACCATGAGTTATCTCGACAATGGTTCCACGCTTCGGTCGATGTTCCGACTGACGCCCCCGCAACGCCACGACATCGATCCCACTCGATCGGAAATTATCACCTACATAAAGGACAACCTTCATTGTGATATTGGCCGTGCAATACGCGCATTCAACTCGATGCGAAACAAGAAGTCCCAGGTACTTGTATATGACATGATTCATAGGCAATGGCGTGGGTGCGACTGGGTGCCTCCGGAGGATGGCGACCAGATCACGTTTCTGACTCGCACGATCAACGAGATGAAGCGTGAGTTGTTCGCGCTGAAGTCTGAGGTCCGTAAGCATGGCCGAGTGATTGGCCAACTGGAGCGTAAGCGATCGCGCAAGCGCGAGGAGGAGGAAGAGGAGTCCATGGAATCCGATCCCGATCCCGATCCCCAACAGCAACAAGCCGCTCCCCCCGAAGAGAAAGCGGCTGATGGAGAGGACTGGTTTAAGGCTATGCGCGCCGCCCTCGCTGAGGGCGATACGGCTTCTTCTCCTTCAGTTCCGCCCCAGTGAACGCGAGGGTGTTGCATTCCTCCCACTGAATGCCGGTGGCTGAGTGTTGAAGATTCAGAATGGGTGATGGGAGTCCGATCCTCCCTCCCCGCTTGCAGAAGGCTAACTGGAACCTTCTAGGCTTGGACTGGCCTACTTCATGGAGAACCGCTATCTCCCGCGCCCAGTTGGCAAGCTCGGACGATCCGAATCCTGAGTGGGCCAGCTCCATAGTGGTGAGCGGCTCTCCGCCTTCCTTACGCTGAGGCTTGGAGACATGGTGCATCCAGACCCATGCGACCTTGGTCTCATGGAGGATGGGTTGGAGCTTGTTACGGAGGAACACGCTGACCTCGGACTGATCGCTCAGGTCTCCACCGAAGTAGGAGAACAGGGGGTCTGCGACGATGAGATCCAGCTTGGACTTGTGAATGAATCGGCGGGCGTAGGCCAAGAACGCTTCACCGGTTCGTATGGTCTCGGTGCGGAACTCTAGGTTCTTCTGGAGCTGGTTCATCTGATCGAGGTTGAACCGTCTATGGATCACCCCTCGGAACGCTTCTGCGAGATCGCCACGATCGTTCTCTGCCTGGACGACTCCGATCTTCAGTGGCTTCACCGGCTTGATGCCGAAGAAGTCGAGACCGAGGGACCACCGGACGATGATCTGCATCATCAGTGATGACTTCCCGATGCCGGTTCCACCGCTGATGATCATGGAGGAGCCGCGAGTGATCCATCGATTGCCGATGAGGTTGTCGGGATCTTTCTTTGGATCAAAGTCCATGAGGTCTTTGACCGTGACGATGGTGGACTGGTCCTCATCGGTCTCGCGGGCGGTGAGCCAATCCTCCCACGAGTTTGCGCCCAAGTTAGTGGCCAACAACTTCTGCTGTGATTCGCCCCTCCATGCGCCGGGGAGCCGGGAGAACCTTGATGGGTTCTTGTTCTTGGGATCGATTCCGGGGATGGCGGAGTAGATGAGGTCGCGGCGGGCATCCCACTCTTTGCGGGAGGGAGCATCCACCCGGACCCAGCCGTGGATACTCTTGCCCCCGGAGTCGATGAGAACGCTGATGGGTAGACCTGAGTCGCGGAGGAGCTTCTCCTGCTCGGGCTTGGGCTTGTCATCGAACTCGACGAGGACATGGCGGTATGCGCTGACATCGTTGTCGGAGCCGCTGTAGAGGTTGGGCTTGAACGGGTTGATGCGGACGTAGACTCCTTCGGCGCGGTCGGGGCGGAACAGGATGGAGTCGGGCGAATCGAATCGCTTGATCCAATCCTCGACCGGCAGGAACGATCCTGAGGTTAGTGGCCTACCCTCCTCGACCTGTTCGCAGATGCAGACCACTTCGGTGGCGGCGAATGCGGATGAGAGGAATCGGCTGAACTCGGAAGCACCAGGGGTGGTGGTTGGAGTGGGTCGCTTGAAGGTTACACGCGAGAGGTCCATGCCCATGCCCATGCCCACGGTACT